GAACGATATGCAAAAGGCAAAGGTGATTGGAGGTTTGATCAGCATATTGGTCACGTTTCCGATATGGGTGTTTCTTCTCTATACGATCCTTTCGGCAATCAATGCTAACCAGCTTACATGGTTCCTGTTCTGGGCCTATGTCCCGCTGGGAATCCTGATTAAGATTCTCACAGAGGTCGCAGCCAAGGATTGAATCCGCACTGCCGAGAGGCAGAGCAGCCCCGTAGAGGGCTTAGCGAGCGCGGCGCTATATCCGCGCACCTATTTGTGTCATCATATGAATTTGGAGTATCATATGAAAATGGCTATGCTGAATCAGGTCATGGGTCAGCGAGGTTTCTGGACGGGCAAAGCCCACCGATTCATTGCAAGGTCTGACGAGGAATATCACAGATTCATGAGAGTGGCGGCTATGCTTGAGAGCAAGCCAAAGAACGAACGCATCCGGTGGTGGACTAGAGGATCAACCAAGAGCGAGAAAAACGCCTTGGTCCCCTACGTTGATATCGCGATGCACTGAACAGGGCAGAACCTCACTGAAACCCGAGGCCGACATGTAGGCGCGGCAGACGGTGTTGGGGCCCCCGGTTATCCTCGATGGCAGGCATGTCATCCTGAGCACAATCCGGCGTCTCGGGGAACGATATCACCGCTCTTTTCAAGGCTCGCTTCGGCGGGCCTTTTCATTTGGGAACGTACGGTCCCAATAACGACTGTCGGGAGACAGCCGAGTGCATCGCGGCGACGCGAAGTAATCCCATCATGATGGAGATAGTGTTATGAGTTTGCGTACCAAAGGCACCCAATTGTGGGTGGAAGTCATTGATTCTAATGGCTGTTCGTGGGTTCAGGTCGGATGCCCGACTGGAATTTCCGGTTTCGGCGGTTCCAAATCGCAAATCGACGATACCTGTTTGGATAGCGAGGAGATGGAGTTCTCGCCGGGCATGGCATCGCCTGGAGCCATCACCGTGAATCTGAACTTCGATCCCTCGGTGACTTCTCACCGTGAGCTGTGGGACTTGTTCGAGAACGATCAGATTCGCCGTTTCGCTATCGGCCTGTCCGATGGCGCGATGACGATTGTCCCGACGTTCGATTCGGCCTGTACGGCCACCTTCCCCAGCACTCGGACGTTCTTCGAGTTCGAGGGATACGTGGCTGACATGCCGCTTGAGTTCGCTATCAATGCGAACGTCACGTCGGCGGTTTCGGTCCAGCGCAGCGGTCCACGCATTCCGCATTGGAAGGCGTAATCAACTAACGGCTTTTGACCTTGCGGGCGGTGTGATGCGTGAAAGCGCGTCCCCTTGCCGTGGCGTGTGTATCACTCCGCCCGCTTCTACTGAACGGCAGGAAACTTTATGAGCAATGAAAAACGCGATTCCTTTGAGTTCGGCGACGAGCCGCTTTTGGTCGCTGTGACCCTTCGCGGTGTGAGCCGCAATTACCTGTTCAATGACATCTGCAAGAACGATGCGGACTCCCTGTTCGCTCCGCTGGCCGAAGCCGGCGGCGATCATGCCAAGACGCTTGCGGCGAATCGCTCGCTGACCAATCGCGTCGTCACTGTCGTGGTCACTCGCGAGGATGGCACACGGATCACCGAGGAAGAAGCGGGCAAGATGCGGGCGCAGTTGGTGAACAAGCTGGCACTGAAGGCGCTGGCGTTCCTGAACGATTCCGACGTGAACGTTGCGGGTGAACCCAAGGCGGACACGGAGGAACCCGAGGCCCCAAAAGCCTGACGTTTGACGAGATTGTTGCGGCTGAGCTATGCCTAGCGTGGGGCTGCACGCTGGCATGGCTTGGTCGCAATATCTCGGCGCGGGAGTTCAGCTTTTGGCGCAGGTACTACGCGCAACGTCCGTGGGATGCAGAGGGATCGTTCCACATTCCGGTGGCTCAGTTGTCCACGATGTTTGCCAACGCCAATCGCGGCAAGAATTCCCCTCCCGCAAAGCTGAACGACTTTCTCCCGTTCCGTCGCGCCGTCGTTCCAGACGATGACGACGTTGATAGTCAAATACTAAAGGGCAACTGGTAATGGTGCAGCGCGTTGAAGTCGTGGGCTTGAGAGAGTTGAACAAACGCCTTCTCGCGCTGCCCAAGTATATTGGCGACAAGCCGCTGAAGATGGCTCTGCGCAAAGTTGGGCGCGTGGTGCAGGGCACGGCCAAGTCGCGGGTCCGCAAGAGAACTGGCGCACTGGCTGACAACATCATCGTGGCCCAGGTTCGCAAGCTTCCGCCGACTGAGGTTGCCGTTCAAGTCACCATTCGCGCCAAGGCCAAGAAGTACAAGGACAACGCACGGAATCGCCGATCAGGAAAGGTCGGCACGGAATACGCCAATGTCGGCCCGCTGTTCTATGCGCGGTTCCTAGAGTTCGGCACTAGCCGGATGCCGCCCTATCCATTCCTGCGCCCTGCCTTCGAGCAGGACAAGACCGCACTGCCTGAAATGCTACGCACAGAGCTAGCCGTCGCTATCGACCGCTACGTCGCCAAATTCGGAATCAAGGGCTAAACTGGCTAACTATCTTGGAATCATGTCGGTAAAGCTGGGCGCCGACTACGCTACCCTGCAATCTGATCTTGGCAAAGCGGCGATGCTTAACAAGCGTTACGCCGATGACATGGCCAAGAAGTTTCAGGAGGTCGGTGCGCAACTCGGCAAGGCGTTGGGCGTTGGGCTAGTCGCAGGCTCAACAGCCATCCTCGCACTCACTAAGTCCGCCATCAACAGCGCGGATGAACTTGGCAAGATGTCGCAGAAGCTAGGCGTATCGACCGAATCCCTGTCAGCCCTGAAGCATCAAGCTGGGCTCGCTGGCGTTGAAATCGAGGGGATGCAGACCGGCCTTGTGAAGTTCAACAAGACCATCGCAGAAGGTGCAGGAGGCAACAAGAAACAGGCAGATACCTTTGCCGCGATGGGTGTTGCGCTGAAGGATGTAAACGGCAACATCAAGGCCACGGATACGCTGCTGGCTGAAGTCGCGAACAAGTTTGCCATGTATGAGGACGGCGCAGCTAAGACTGCGATTGCCGTCCAACTGTTCGGGCGGGCTGGTGCGGACATGATTCCGCTGCTGAACGGCGGGGCTAAGGCGATGGCTGATGCCGCGAAGGAAGCGCAAGAGCTTGGAAAGATCATCGGCACCGAGACAGCAAAGCAGGCTGAACAATTCAACGACAACATGAGCCGGGCGGCTGACCTTGCCACCGGATTTGGAAATGTCATCGCTGCTAGCCTCCTGCCGAATCTGGTGGCGCTGACGGATCAGTTCGTGAAGGGCGCGAAGGACGGCCAGGAATTCCGGGACGTTGGCGAGTCAATCGCCACGACCATCAAGTACATCGGCGGCACCCTGATCATTACCTATGAAGTTCTCAAGAGCTTCGGTAACCTGTTGGCTGCGCTGGTCGAGACAATCGTCGGGCTGGGGGATATTGGCGGGAGCGTCCTGACCAATCTAGGCTATGCCATCACTGGACTAGCCAAGGCGATTGCGGGCGACCTTGCGGGGGCGAGTGCGGACTTTGCGCTGGCTGGCACTGCGCTAGCTGAAGGCTGGGAGCGCGGCGTTACCCGCATCCAAACATCATGGGCGGCTGCCAGCGAGAACATCAACGAGAACATGGCGAGCAGCAAGGCGGCGTTTGAAGCCCTTGTTGAGCCAATCGAGGATGTCAACCAGCGCGGCAAGGACTTCGAGAATGTCCTTGGCGGGATAGTCAAGGCTCAGGCGCCGATCATCGAAACGGGCGAAGCCGTCGCTGGCGCCGCTGCGAGTTTCGAGAAGTTGCAAGAGGTAATTGCAGGCGCATCAGAGGCGGTGGTCGAGTTCCAATATCCGATTGACGAGACGCAGCTATACATTGACGAGTTGACCGAAGCATCTCGCCTGATCGGAATGACGACGACACAGCAGCGTGTCGAAATGACCGTGCTTCGTGCGCTTGCCGAGGTGAAGAGGAAGAACGCGCAGGCTGGCAAAGAGCTTGTCAAGATTGACGAACAGCGCCTTCGCCAAGCGGCCAGGCTCAATGAAGCGTTGGAACTTGCCTCCAGCATCAACGTGAAATCGCCCCTGTTCGAGATGATCGACCAGGCGAAAGAGCTTGGCGATGCGCTGAAGGAAAATCTCAACCCGGAATTTGTGAAGCCGCTGCAAGACGCGTTCGACGAAATGAACGCGCGGATTGCCATCGACACGATCGGCTCGTTCAAGGCAATCCTTGGTGTCGTGCAGACCTTCAGCAAGGAAGGAAGCAAGGGCTTCAAGGCGATGGAGGCCGGAATCGCCGCGCTGTCCATCGTGCAAGACCTGCTCGCCATGAAGGCGGCTGTCAATGCGGTACTGACCCAAGGCCAGGGCGAGCCCTACAGCGCATGGGCACGTATGGCGGCAATGGCCGCGGCTGTGGCCCCCATGCTAGCCAGCATCGGCGTGACGCTGTCCAGCTTCGGCGGTGGTGGCGGCGGTAGCCCATCGTCCAGTTCGTCTCAGGTTCGCCAAGCTGCCCAGGGCACCGGCACTGTATTGGGTGATTCCAGTGCGAAGTCTGAAAGCATCGCTAACTCTGTCGAGATAACAGCGAACGCCACAAGCCAACTCGTTGGCATCAATCGCAGCATGTTGACGGCGCTGCAATCCTTGCAGGAAGCCTTGGGTGCAGCGGGCGGAATGCTGGCGCGTGGCGTGGGCAACGTGGACTTCGGCCCTGCTGGCGGCAGCGGCTTGTTCCTTGGCCTGTTCGGGGATTCCCGCAAGATCATTGACGAGGGCATTGTGATCGCAGGCGGCGCACTGAGTGACATGCTGGACAACATCGTTGTTGGCGCATACCAGACGATCCAGCGCAATGGCGGATTCTTTGGCAGCACCAGCACCAGCGACCGCACAGAGGATATCTCCGACGAGTTCGGGCAGCAGTTCTCGCTGATCATGGAATCCATAGCGGACACCGTGCGCGAAGGCGCAACTGCCTTGGGCATCCTGCCTGCCGAGATTGAGGCCGCACTAGCTGCCTATCAGGTTGAGGAAATCCGTATCAGCCTTGAAGACTTGTCGATTGAGGAACAGCAGGCCGAGCTTGCCGCTGTGTTCAGTTCGATCTTCGATGGCCTTGCGGCTGATGTTGTTCCATTCATCGAACAGTTCCAGCAGGTTGGTGAAGGCTTGGGCGAGACGCTTGTACGCGTGGCGACTGGCGTTCAGGTCATGCACGAAGCGGTTAGCCAGCTTGGCTTCTCGCTGGATGAGGCGGACCCCGAGCGGTTTGCGCAAGCCAGTGAAGCCATCATTGCCGCAGTCGGCGGGCTGGACGAGTTCATCAGCGGCATGCAGACCTTCGTTTCTACGTTCGCGAATGAAGCGCACCAATTTGACATTGCATCACAGGCGCTTAACTCCGCATTCGATCAAGCGGGATTGAAGGTTCCGGCAACGGCTGAAGCCTTTGGCGCACTGATGCAAACGCTGGACGGCACAACGGCGGAAGGACAGGAACAGATTGCCACCCTGATCCGGCTGAGCGGTGCGGCGAAAGAATACTATGACATGCTTGAGGAATTCCAGAAACTGCCCGGTCAGTTGATGGAGGAACTTGGCCAGTCGGGCGGCTTCACTGCGCTGCGCA